CAACATTACTTTTACCGTACGATTTTTTACAGTTGCATTTAGTTTTGTTCCCCCAACCGCTGTACTGTATAGAGAGGCCGTAGCAACCACAATTGAACCACGGCTAACTTTTACTGCAGATTTACTCCGTGTTTTCCCCTTCTTAGCAACTTTCTTTTTCTTCTTTTTTGGCTTCACACGCTTAGCCGCATACGATCGATATTCACGTAAGGATAAAGTACAGGCGTATTCATCTGCATAACCATCTTTAAAGCCAAACGTAAACCTAGCAATCGTCATTTTAATACTGACAGCGGTACTACTAATAACAAAACGAATTGGTTTTTTAGCTTTATACAACTTAATTAGCAAGCTTAAATAATCCTGAGCACGTGATTTTAACTTGTTGGCTGTCAGATAATGGGTTACTTTCATATGCCGTGGTAGCACAAAATCAAAATCAAAGTTCCGCAATTTATATTCACCAATCTGGTTAATTTCACCATAACTAATGATATTGGTTTGCTTGTCGTCTGTTTCGTACTTAATGCTGACTTCAGCCGGATTAACCGGCAATTCAAACGTTTTATTCTTACCATAGGTAATATAGAAGCCCATATGAGTACTTTTAGACATTTTACTCATTACCTTCCACCCCCAAACGGTTCCGCTGACGGTTGACTAAATAATTTTCAAACTGTTGAACCAAACTTTCCAAATCTTGTTGAGAATTACCCTGGCTATTAATTTGAATTGCTCCTTTGGCAATTGTAATTGTGGAAGAATTGTTGGACTGTGAGGAACGATTAACGGATTGACCAGATGTCAGGATTGTCTGTAGCTGTTCAGGAGAAGTAGTTGGTGTACTTTGATCACTCAGGGTACTATTAATCGTCATCCCTTGGCCTAAGACAGATTTCATATGAGCAGCATTAATTGCTGAATTTGCTAAACTTGTTCCCGAACTGGCAACTAAAGCATTGGTTTGATTCATTCCAATTGCTAAACCTTGACCCATATAACTACCAATTTCTGCAAATACTTTTGATGGCGAATGTACTTTAGCAGCAGCACGAGCTGCTTTATCAGCCGCGGCTGCTAATCGACTGGCGGCAGCCTCTACAGCACCAACTTGTGAATTCATCCCAGCAGCCAAACCAGCACCAATCGCCGCACCCGCTGACCGCATTGTGCTCCAGCACCAGCACGGGCAGCAGCGGCAGCATTATTAACTGCACTTCTTACCGCACTGGTTATTTGAGCGCCCCCAGATCGAGCGGCACTAACTGAAGCAGTCATTCCTGAACGCACAGCACCAATTACTCCAGCCAGTGAAGGACGATTGACATGTGGTGCCGGAATAGTTCCCAAATGCGGTAATGTCGGTGTAGGCACTTTCGGCCTAGCCACCGTTACGTGCATGGTTGGCATAATTGGAGTTGGCACTTTAGGACGAGCTACATTAACATGCATTGTTTGACCTTTAGGCATCACTGGCGTTGGAACTTTCGGAGTTGCCACCTTTGCCTTAATTGGTGTGTTGGTTGCTTGCGCTTGCAATTTAGCTAAAGGATTCCCGGTTGTACTCGTATCTGCTTGAACCTTAGCTTTAATCGGATTACTTGCTGCCTGTGATTGTAACTGACTAAAAACGTTACCAGTTGGCAATTTAGGAGCTTCAACTTTTGGACGAATCGGATTACTAGAAGCTTGTGATTGAAGTTGACTAAATATATTACTTGTTGGTAAAGCTGTCGGTGCTTCAATTTTAGTTCTAATTGGTTTAGCCGCTTGAGTCTGCAATTGTGTTAATGAAGTTAAAGCTTCCGATACATTGCCAGTCGCATTAACTTTAATGTTGCTGGTCTTGGCTTTGGTATCAGAAGCAGTACTTCCTAACTTGCTTAAGGCAGAAATAACCGCATCAACTGTATTATGCGAACCGATATGCGATAAGGCACTTCCAATTCCCGAAACATCGTCTTTAGCGGCACTCATAGCACTAGCCGCTTTACTAAAATTACCTGTTATAGCATAACCAACGGCACCTAAGGTGTTAACTACAGCTCCTAGTGCGTGTACAACCACCATAGCGGCAGAACCAATTGTTATCAAACTATCGGCAAGAGCTGCAAACCCTAAGGCAGCTCCAGCAATTACACCAATTCCAATGGTTTGAAAGATCGCTGATAAAGCTGGACCTAATGGAGCCAATGCAGCCAGCATTTGTTGTGCGGCACTAACGATCGGTGCAAAAGCACTAGCAATCCCAGACACTACACTACGGAATCCCATGAAGTCAGTTGCCCAAGCTGCTACTGCAGCAACTATAATTGCTGTGATTCCTAATATGATAGCTCCAACTGGTGAAAATGCAGCAGCTATCATTGCTGGTAAACTTTGGATAAATGATAATCCTTTACTAAGCCCTTGGGTTGCATTAGCAAAAGCATTTATGCCTGCTCCGGCTGCTATCATAATTCCACCAATTAATTTGAAACCGGCAAAAGCACCAACAATCGCTAAAATTTCGCCAGGTGACAGCCGTCCCAAAGCATTAGATAACATTGTAGCCGCATTTGCTGCTACGGCAATCCCAGCACCACTAATTGAGCCTAACGTTTGTGCCAAATTACCACCAGAAGCATGGTTTAATTTGCTAGTTATATTTCCGATTGCATTTCCAATTGAACTAAACGTATTCTTAATTGCTCCAATCGCTCCACTGCTAGCGAAGCCACTGAAGAAATCCTTGACCGCGTTACCAGCAGTTGTTAAAGCACTCACTACACCTTTTGCGAAGCTAACTAATCCTGGAATCATTTTATCAAAATTAATGTTACCAATTTTATCGGTTAAAGAGCTAATGGCTCTTATTCCAACCTTACTGGTACTGTCAAAAGCATTTTGCAGTTTATTAGCTAGAGTTTCTCGTAACCCATCTGCTGCTTGGCCCACAGTTTTATATTGCGTGGCTAATTTAGTAAAGTTGGCATTAGTTCCTGTTTTAGCAATGGCATTGAAAAACTTTTGTGTTGAAATTTTTCCAGCCTGAACATCTTTAACTAATTGACCAGTGCTTTCATGCATAGTCTTTGCCACGGCCGCCATTCCGGCTGGTGTTTGTTCAAGCATTAACCGGAAATCTTGCCACTGAATTTTAGGCTTAGCCGCCGCTTGAACTGATTGTTGCATTAAGGTCTTCATGGCTTGTTGAGGATCAGAAGCGGCAGCAGCTAAGCCACCCATTCCTTTAACTAATCCCAGTGTATTTTTAGTTCCAACCGCTGCAAATTGTGAGTAGGCACTAGCCATATCGGAAGCACTATAAATGGTTTGTTGGGCAAATTTTTGCAAACTTCCACGAGTAGCTGTAATCGAACTCTGGGATTTTCCTAACATGCTCATATTACCGTTAAAAGTTTGCCATGCGGCGCTACTGCTATTCAATTCACTTAGCATACTGTGCATGCCTGTTCCAATCAAGCTTAGCCCTTTAGTAATACCGGTTCCTACTAAATTAGCACCCAACACATTTTTAAATATGTTACCAGATTGAGCAGTACGACCTTTCAAGCGGTTCATGGCATTTCCAGCTGTTGTTAACCTTGAGGCCAAATTAGTTAACGGAGAACTAAATCCATCAATAATCTTGATGGTTGCACTGATTGTTGTCATCTAAACACCTCACTACTAAAAAGGACGCCAGCTATTTTTTAGCTCGCGCCCTTCGTTTTTCTTCTCTTGCTTGTTGTTCTTCTGCTTTAATTCTCAAATCGATACCCGCAATTATAACTGCGCGTTCCCGATTACTTAAAGCAGTCCATTGTTTTGGTAACCAATGGTAATGGTGCATTGCATACAAATAGTATCCAATATCCGAATCTTCTTCGGATTGAATTATTTTTTTGCTTCATCAACCAAGCTTGTTAAATCTTCAGCATCAAAACCTGATAAGGTTTGTACTTTCTCAGCCAACTCACCATATTGTCCAGCTAGCAGCATCTTACGTAACAGTTTACCGGGATTTGCAACCACGCCCCAACTCTTTTGCAGTTGAGCGTTGTTAAGATCCGGTACCACAATTGAAGAAACAATTAAATCATCACTAATAGCATCAGCATCTGAATCAACCGTAACTGTTCGTGTTTGTTTGTTTAAAACCTTTCGAGTATGCCGTTTCTGAATCTCTTTTAGTTCAGTTGCAGTTAATGATTTAATAACAAAGGGTGATTTAAACCCTTTGAATTCAATCTCTTCTGTTTCTGGTTCGTTATCAACATTTTCTAGTAAAAAATCATTTAAGTTTTCTGTCACTTTAGTTACACTCCTCTAATTAAACTTTAAATTTACCATCAAACTCTTGAACCAAGTCAATCTCCCATTGCATAACATCATCATCTGCTTTGAAATCAACGATCGGCACATCATCCAAATTAACTTGTCCTAAATGAATGGTTTGCTTACCAGCCTCACTGGTTTTATCCTCAATATTGAAGACCAGATCCATATAAAGGTCAGCTTGCTCGTCAGTATAGGGAATCCCATATTTCGCCCAAATTGAATTAATCAGATAACCACCCAAGGTACCGGTGCCTTCCACAGAAGTTACCTTTTTCTTCTTCCAATGGTTCCCTAAGACTTGAACATCTTCTTTGTTCTTTTCCAGCTTGACGGTCAGTTCATTACATTCAATTAACGGAATGTTTTGCCCATTAATAGTTAAATAGACAGTCGCGTCTTTGGTGGAAATTGTATCACGGCCATTTAATACTTCACCTAATGTTGTTGCCATTATCGATTACCTCCTTAGTAAACCTTAATTGTCATGTACAGTTTTTCCATTGAATCAACCGAAGTAACGGCAATGTTAACCAACACTGAATCTTTGTCGTCACCTTGAGCAACGGTAATATCGTCATTATCGAAGCTATTGATTGTGCCATTACCCACCAAACTATTCAGATAACTAATACGGTTAGCTTTGAATAGGTCACGACCGGTATCATTATTAGTTACTTTGCCAATAAACTGTTGTTCAAAGACATCATGAGTATTCATAGCAATCTCATCTAAAGCACGAACAACTCGATTTTTCGAGAAGCCCTGGGTCTTCCCGTCAGGAATTGTAACTAGACTGTTAATATCTTGTTCAAAGACAACTGAACCATCACGCTTACGAGTAAATACTAGTTGACCAGCATTAAGAGCTTTAATAGTGGTTTCGTTGTTATAACGTGGCAATACATCCACAGCATCAGGATAGTCACTATAGGTCAATGATTCGTTAGGCTGTGCCGCCGATTCGGCTCCAGCGACATATCCGGCTGCGGTAGTAGCATCTAATTCTGATCCATCACTCAAGATTACTCCTTGGGGAACTAAAGTTACCGCTTCGTAATCAGGACTAGTTTGACCGGTAGCAAATGGAATCACAGCTCGAACTTTATAGCCTTCTTTTTCACGAATGCGTTTTACGGTTTGAGCAACAAGTGCATGAATTGTGCTGGTAACTTCAAAACCTGCCGTTGTAACAACTGCATATGCTTCATTTTCCAACGCGTCATCTAAAAGTGTTGTTACATCAACTGTTTCAGTAGTGCCACCTTGCAACGTAAATGTATGGGAACCAGTAAACTTAGTTAATGGGTTATCTTCGTCAACAGATTCACCAGTAAAGTCCGCTCCGCCTTGAGTTACCGTTGCCTTGGGATTAGTCACTGATGTTTGACCAGCCTGATAAGTGTAAGCTGCCTCAACATAAGCGTTAGCTGGTAAGTTAGCAGCTAACGACTGACGAATTGAAGTTGTATCAACCACCGTTGTTCCTGCTAAGGTTGTTACTGTAAACAACGGATCGTCGGAAGTGTCATTGGGATCTTTTTCAACAACCACCGATAAGCTGTTACCGAATGCCCCTGGATATTTAGCAGTAAATGTCCATGGGATGAGATCATCGCTCACGGAAGCTTTCTTGCCACCGTTATTATTCAGATAAAGAACCTTGGTAGCACCTTTGAAAGTCTCACGTAAAACAGGATAATCATCTAATGAATTAATCCCCAGTGCTTGACGGAAATCCGAATCAATCGTTAATGGTGTCACACCTGGTTGGCCCCAATTCAAAT